AGTATGCAAGTTGTCTGGGTCGATCTTTGCATCTTCTGACCACATTCTCTGAATAGTATCAAGGTCAACCATATGTTATGTGCAGGGATTGCAACTAATTTCACGGATATTGTAGATAGTATACTTGAATGTGACCTCTGCTGTAAAGTACTCTAAGTCAGTTTGTGTAGCGTCAAACTCAAGAGTTGTCAAATTAGTTGGGAACAAGTTCTCAAATACAATCTTAAACTTTGGAAGATTTTGTGAATCAAGAACAGTCAATGTTCCATCAGAGTAGAGATTTAGTTGTGACTTATCTGGTTGAACCAAGTCATACTCTTCTCTTTGAAAGTCATAGATTTGTTGAAGACTTTCTGGGAAACCAATACCTCTAATCCAGTTTTGAATCTCCATATAGTTTTCAAGGTTCTCATCAACCAAGAACCTGATGGTCAAGTCCTGAAAGTCAATCATAGTACCTGGAAGAGGAATCTCTCTCAAGTAGTTTAGTTGAGTGGCAACATTAAAATCTAAAGCAGGAATGTTTACCATCTGACCAAAGTATGAAATCTTTGGTGCTCTATTCACCTGAAACTGAAACCCAGTAGGCGCTAGAAAATTTCTATTTTCAATTTGTCCTGGTACAGGTTTTCTAACTGCCATTTCTCTTTTTTTAAGTATTTAGATGCAGACATAAAAAAAGAGGACCCTTTTGGGGTCCTCCAGTAAACTCTTGTGAGTATGGATCACATGAGGTTCTTAACTGCAACTCTTCTGTAGTAGCGGTTGCTGTTAACTCTGAGTCTTCCCAGACCCTGATCCAGACCTTCAGCAAATGGGTTAGCAACAAGACCATATCTGGTCTTAAAGCCAATCTTAGGCTGGAAGGAGTTCTCTCCAACAGCACGAACCATCTGCAGGGGAACATATGGGCAATAGAACAGACCAGCGTCATAAGGTGAAGAACCCTTATAACCAACAACATAGTACTGGTTGCCACCATTTGTCTGAGCATTAGCAGCAGACAGGTTTGCCGAATATGGGTCAATGTAAACTCTGAACTTACCATTGATGGTTCCAGCAAATGTATTGCCAGTGTCATCAACATTCAGGTTTGCATTCAGTGCAGGGGTATAGTCCAGGATACCTGCCATTGTGAGTGCAGAAGCAACGTCAGCAGAGCAGAGGACCATATTGCCCTTTCCTCTACGAGTTCTCTGTGCAATAGCATTTGCATCTCTTTCAATCTGGAAGAGGAGTCCTTTGAACTTCTCAACTGACCATCTGCCATTGGAGTCAATGTCCAGGTCAAATACACCAGCAGTTGCTGTGTTTGAAACTGCACCTTGCTCAGCAGTCTTATAGATGGTTCTGATGACTTCTCTGTTGATTTCTGCAAGAATCTCAGTTGACAGAATGTTTGCCAGCTCAGCTTCTGCATTCAGACCATGAATTGCCTTCAGGTCTTGTGCAAGCTCAAGGCTGTACTCTGCCTTCAGTGCTCTTGACTTTGCAGTAACAGTGACTTTCTCAATCGAGAATGCCATCTGGTTGAAGGCATTAGTGCCTGTGCCATCCAGATTTTCTGCATCACCAGTTACCATTCCCTGACCTACGTTGTAGGCAGTGGAGTTAGCAGTACCAACAGGGTTCAGAACTGAAGGGTTGGTTCCAATTTGCTCAGTAGAACCAATACCAGCAGCACGGTCAGACATACCTGCTGTGAGGTCAAATCCTGCATCCTGACCAGAGAATGCTGAATCAACTTCATTGTAGAAGGTTTCTGCACCAGACTGGTTGGTGTAGCGGGAACGCATTGCAAAGATGAGTCCAGTAGGACCACTCATTGGTTGAACACCTGCCAGGTCATATGCAACCAGGTTAGGCATTGCACGTCTGATCAGTGAGATCAGAACAGGGTCGAAACCTGCAACAGGACCAGCAGCGTCAGCGCCACCACCAAAACCACCTGAACCACCAGCTGCGTTAGCAGCATTGGTTGGGGTTTCCATCAGGTTGATACCTGAATTAAATGCTTGCTCCTCTCTGAGGAACTTTTCTTGGTTTTCCAGCAGGACAGCGGTTACAGCTCTTCTGTGAGTATCCTTGATAGGATCAAGACCCTCATAGTCGAGAAGTGGACTCCACTTTTCCTGCAGATGCTCTGATTGGAACATTTGCTTTTACCTCTATAAAAAAGTTAGTTGTTTGTTTGAATTAATGTTAAATTCAGTTCTTTCTGAATGCACCCAGTGACTTCAGATATGCATCCATGCTGCTAGTAGTAGGAGCAGGAGTGCTATCTACACCCTCAGAGAGGGTTTGTGGAGCTTCAGATTTGGTAGCAGGAGTTCTGGAGAAGTATGACTCCTTCAGAGTCTCAAGCTTTTCACGATATTCTTCTTCACTTTCAAACTCAACACTTTCGGCAAGTGAAGCGAGCTTCTCTTTCTGAGAAAGTGCCAGACCCTCTGAAACGGAATCAAGGATTCCATCAGCAACTGACTCTGCCAGTCTTTGATTCAGGGAAATGTTCTTCTCAATCTGCTCGTTGAGTTTTGTTTCCATATCATCAAGTTTTTCTACCATGCTCTCAAGCACATCATATTTATCTTCAGGGATTGTGACATAATGTTCTTCAAAAAGACCTCTCATTCCAGCAAGGAATGATTCAGTCATCTCGCTCTTGAGACCATGCTCAACAGCAAGTGCATTTTCGACCATCCACTCTTCAGCAACATACTCAAGGTATGCATCAACTCTTTCTTCAAGAGCTGCCTTATGAGCTTCAATTGCTTCAGCAATTGCTTGCTCTTGTTGTGCTTCCAGAGCTTCCTGGATTTCTTGGACTTTAGAATTCAGAGCAGCTTCAAAGACCATCTTTGCCTTTTCTCTGAACTCTTCAGAGAGTTCCTCACCACCCAAAAGTGCATTGACATCTTCTTCAATGTCAATACCTGATTCTTCAGCAACTTCCTCTTCTGCTACAATCTCTTCCAGGACTTCTTCTTCCTCTACCTCTGCTTCTTCCTTTGCCATTTTTTGCATTGGATCAGCTGGCTTAGCACCCTTATTTACTACGTCCTTAACAGTCTTGATCTTAGGCTCTCTGAGCTTTGCAGAATCATTTGTTGGGCTGTAGTTTTCTGGGGTAGGACCTCCAAGGTCTTCATAGGAAGCACCTTGTCCAGGAGTGATATTAGCGACACTACCTTGTCCTTCAGCAGGCTTGGCGTTCGCATTCACAGCAGTTTTGGATTGCTCCATTTCTTGTAAATCTCCACGAGACATTTGAACTCTCCGATTAACCTATTTTAATCTATATTTATTTATAAATTCACACTTTACAGGTTATTTAAGAAGTCGTTGAAGAGATCCAACTTCTTCTCATCTAACTGTCTCTGTGTGACAAGAGTGTTGATTTGCTTGTAGGTCTTCTTAGCAAATTGCTCTCTAAGAATTCCTCCATCCCAAACCCATTCCTTTCCTTCCATAATGCCTTCAACAAAAGCATCAGGAGCAGAAGGATCTGCTACAATATCTGCAGCAGTGGAAAGCATAAAGTCATCACCAACAATATTTACTCCTTCTCTGGTTGGTCTCAATGAACCAATACCTCTAGAAGAAACTCCAAGTTTTACGCCCTCAGAGATAAGTGATTCTGCAATCTTACCCATTGGGGTGCTGAGAATCTTTGCCTTACCAATAAAGTTAGAACCATTCTCCTTCAGGGAGACAATCTTGTGTGAAACTCTGTCAAGGTTGACAGTTGGACCATCAGGATGACCCAGTTCACCAAGTGCTCTTCCTGCTTGAACATGGTTCTCATTATATCTAGCAACCTCTTTACGGAGGGTTTCCATTGGATACATTCTACCATTTCTGTTCTTGAGGTCACCTTGCAGGAAGATACCCTCAATGAACATGGATTTTTTACCGTTCTTTTCTTCAACGATAAAATCAACTGTTTCGATTTCTTCTCTGATTAGTTTCATGAGTCTTGAACCTGTTGGATAAATGCTGTTCCAGTTCCAGCGTTTGTTTTTACTGCAACTTTGATTGACTTTCTCAATTCTGCATAAGGTGCAGTAAAGACTGCTGGATTCCCAGTGCTTGAATCATGATCAATAGTAACTCTTGTGTTAAAATATCCACCAACACTTGAGGTAGTATTGATGTTAGTCAAAATTTTATGAGTGAAATTGTAATCTGACTGACCATTTACAGTCAAAGTAACTGCATCACCAATACCAAATGGGCAACCAGTTCCTTCTGGGAAATCCAGAGTTGTTGTGGTTCCAGTGGTAATACCAACTACTCTTTGTGCAGTAATTGGTCCAATGGTAATGGTTTCTGGTTCAATAGCAGAAACATAATAATTTTCATCTGTTGGGACTGGTGCAGTTCCAATAGCAACAAACACACCTGCACCTTCAGCAACTACTCTGATAGCATCAGATTGTTGTGAAATAGCTGATGTAGTAGTAACACCTGTGCTTGTTGATAAAACTGTATTAATCCCAACGGGTTTTAGTGCAGCCATTATTTTAGATTACAATAGTCTTATGAGTTATTTATTATTTAACCTGCCTCAACCTATTCCTCTTCTGAATCAAAATCTACATCTGATTCAAATTCAGCACTAGGTTCTGCATCAAAATCCACATCATCACCAAACAGAGATGCTGCAACACTAGGTCTTACTGCATCAATATTAGCTGCGCTCTTTTGGAAAAGAATATCTTTAATGTGGTCACTAATCTGAGAAGATGAAGGTTCATCTTGTGTCAGCAAATCCATCAGTTCGTCCATGTCTTAACAATAAATCTACAGTGTTATTTAGATTTCCCCACCAGATGGTGTTTTGGGTGCTTCAGGATCTTTTGGAGATTCTGTATTTTTGATTGGACTTGGAACTCCTCCGCCACCAGGTGCTTCAGGTTCTACCATAAGTTCAGCTGGGTCTGGAATAACTCCATCTGCAATTTCTTTTTTAATCAATTCATCCTGTTCAATGATTTCTTGGTCAGTTTGACGCAGGACTTGTCTTCTAATATAATCTTGAGAGTAGTACTTACCAATATAAGGTTCTGCTTGTGCTACAAGTTCAAGTCTGCCTTGAAGAAGTTCTGCTTCTTTGAGTTCAGCAAAATGGTTGTCATACAGGAAGTCATACTGAATATGGTCTGACATGTACTCCCAATCTTCAGGAGTAACAATGTTCTTCAGAAGAAGTTGAGTTCTCAGCATGTCATTGAACATTGCAGAGAATCTCTTTCTCATTCTTCCAACAAACTTGGAGAACTTGATTTCATCTCTCAGAATCTCAGAAGAACGACCCAGTGAGAATCCACTTCCCTCTCCTTCAACTCTAGTTTCAGGAACATTCAGTGCTCTGTAGAGTTTTCTTTGGAAGTAATTGATATCAGTGATTTCACCAAGATTCTGTCCACCAGGAAGTGTGGTGATTTCAGTTCCTCTACCACCTTCTCTTCTTGGAAGCCAGAAGTCTTCCATCATGGACATAAACTTTTTGTCATCTCTGATTTCGCCAGTGTTTGCATCATAGACTAACTTGTTTCTATAACGCATCATCACATCACGCAGATATTGTTCTGCCTTCATTTTTGGCAGATTACCAACATCAATATAGAAGATTCTTCTTTCTGGTGCTCTTGAAAGTCTATAGATAACAAGAGAGTCCTCAATCATCATCAATTGATTGAGTGGTTTGATTGCTTTGTGTAACCAGGACAGAGTTGATCCCTTATTTCTATCTACCAGACCAGATGTGCAATAGGTGATAGAATCACGAGACATCTTAATTCCTTTGGTTGCACCATAAGGATTGTGTGCACCACCACTTGAAGCAGAACCACCTGGATTGTAGATGAAATACTCTTCAATTTCTGGGAAGTTATATGCTGATGGATTATCTTCTTGATTTCTTTGAACGCCTCTAAGTTTATCCTTCTCAACTTTCTTCATCTGACGGATATATCTCATCTTGGCAGCATCGATATATCTCAGTTCTTGAATCCCTTCTTGTGGATTCTTCTGGTCAATTACTTTGTTGTAATAGAGTCTGCCATCAATGTACCAATTTCTGAAGATTTCATGTGCCTTCTTGTCAAAATCAAGAAGTTCTAAGATATACTTGAACTCTTCTCTGATTTTCTTTTTGATGTTGTCACTAGCATTCAGGTTAGACAGTTCAATTTCTACAGGACTGTCATTTGTATCTGCAACAATTGCTTCATTTACAATATCTTCAATTGCACTATCACACTCAGGGTAGAGCGCCATAGTACGATATCTTCTGATTAAATCACTTTCAGTTCTGTAGACACCTTCAATGTCAATATACGAACCAAAGAACCCCGAACTGACGTAGTGGTCATTTCCATCTGCATTGTTAGGTGGAACTGGGGATACTACGCCAGGCGGGGTTCTTTCTGAATCTTCAATTGAGAATCCAAATAATCTCGCCATTTCAAATTATACTAGAAACTTCTGTTCTAGTTATTTATCACTGAATCAATACTTCACCTGCATTGGCACCATTGGACTCAAGTGCATTACCAACAGTGAAGTACTGAACCTGGAAGGTTACTTCAAACTTCTCAATTGCATCAGTGTCAGCATAGTCAAGTGCAATCTCAGAAATTGTTGTTGGGAAAATGTCATAGAACTTGTAAGTTCTCAGAACTGCTGACTGACCACCAGAGTTGGTAGCTGCAAATGGAACTGCACCTCTTCCAAGTTGCTGAACATATGCATCAGTCATGTATGAAGTTGGGTTGGTAACACCAGTAGCATCATCCAACTTGCTCAGGACATTTGCCCATCTCTCAAATGCTGTTCTGAGTTTGAAGTCCTCATCATTGATGACTCTAACAGTCCAGGTATCAAAGGTTCTGTCTCCAGCAACCTTCAGCATTCTTCCTCTGAAAGGAACATCGATGTTGGCAACATTTGAAGCAGGCAGTGCTGCTGATTCACACAAGAACTTGAAAGTTCCATTCTCGCCATCATCTCCACTTCCCCAAGCATCAACAATTGATGATGGGAATGATGGAATGCTCACTTCAAATAGGTTGGGGCGGGCACCACCGCCCGCCAGTCTTGACTTAAATTGTGATAGGGTTTTGGTCTCTGCCATTTTTTAGGTCCTCCTATGTTTATGTATTAATAATTAAACAGTTCCAACAACTTCTTCAAAGCTGATACCAGTTCTGGTAGCAACGAAGGTCAGAGTAATGTAGTTGATTGACTTAGTTGGCTTCAAGTAGATGTCAGCTCTGAATTCATTATTATCAATCACATCAGGAGTATTATTTGTTTCATCACAGACTACCAAGAAGTCATAGATACCTCTCTTTGCCTGAACATCACGGAGATATGGTTCAACAATGTTAACAAAGTTGGATCTTGTGTTAGCATCATTGAGTTCAAAGAGTTGTGCATTTGCTGCACCCTCAAGTGCCTGCTCAACTGTCAGGAACAGTCTTCTAACATTGATTCTGTCAAAGGCAGAAGAGTAACCAAGAGCAGTCTTGTCACCAAACAGAACAATACCTGTTCCTCTTTGGGTGATGATTGAGTTGATTCTTGAACCATACAAGAGGTCTCTTTGTGCCTTAGTTGGGTTGTATGCAAGTTTGATTGCATTGTTGAGAACACCTCTTTGTTGTCCAGCAGGTGAGAACCAAGGATATGCAGTGATATCAGTTCTAACCATCAGACCTGCAATGTCACCATTGCAAGGAATGTATCTGAACTCATTATTAAATCTGTCATAGGTGTACTTATATCCAGCATCAAATACTGCATATGAAGAACTTGACAGAGGTGCAAAGAATCTCAGAATATTATTTGTCTGAGTTGTTGTGTTGGTTACATCAACAATGTTTGCTCTGTGTGGTGAGACTGTAGCAATACAA